CTGGACGGTCCCGATGCCCGCGAGGAATCGGCGCTGAGCAACCAGATCATCAAGCAGTTGCGCATGGAACTGGAAGAAGTGCTGCAGTTGCTGCGCCGCTGACCCCATTTCCCTTGTAATCCGCTATACTTCACGGCCCGCCGCACTGGCGGGCACATCGCAGCATCAGTCGGGGCGTAGCGCAGCCTGGTAGCGCATCTGCCTGGGGGGCAGAGGGTCGTCGGTTCGAATCCGGCCGTCCCGACCACTAGCTGAGATAGAACAAGGGCTTGCACCATACGGCGCAGGCCCTTTTCCATTGTGCACCCTATTTCCACCCTATCTACACCCTATGCTTTGCAGAGCTGACGTGCGGGTGGATCGCGGTATAGGTGGCTAGATGTGCAAACTGAAGTCTTGCCGCTGCAGACAGAAGCTGCAGCGACAAGTGGGATGTACTGGGCTACTGCTCTTGCTGATTCATCCAGTGCAGGACGGCTTGCATGTCCCGTTGCCAGTAATAGCCCGGCTTAGATCCCGGATTAAACGCACCGCCCGCCAACGCGGCATCGAATGAGAGGCGCGTCTTTTCGTAGTTGGGGACAAACAGCCTTTTGATCAATTCCAAGACCTGTTCCGGCTCCGCAAAGCGCTTGTAAGAAAGGTTCTCAAGTAGCGTCACCAAGCCATCAGGCCCCGTGAACGTCGAAAGCGGGTGATCGGACACAGTCCACTCTTTCTCTCGATACCAATAATCTCTATCGTGGAAACAGGCATATTTCTGCCCTGCTCGCGGCGATGCCGATTGGTTGTGGACCAGATGCAATTTGTGAGCGGATCCTTCAATGCTAGAACCAGCTTTACTCAGCCACTCCACGTAGCCGTCTTCAACACTCAGGATCGGTTCGCCGCAGGCATCGCATTTCCACGGTGGATTAACTTCCATAGTTCCCTCTTGCTCCATTAAAGAGTGGCCCTTGTACCGTGAGGGTGACTCTATGGCAAGTGCCGGCATTGTGCTCTGGGTCGCTCAACCGCCGAGCATCGCCCTTGGGAACACCATGGTCCATGGCGCCTCATGGCCACCCAGGTAATGCTCGGTCATCGACGTGTTGCCGTGCCCCATCAGCGCTTGAATCTGTTCCGTAGTCCAGCCGGCATCGCGCAGCAGCGCACCGCCCAGGCTGCGAATCTCATGGAAGGTCGGCGGTGCATCGCCACCCACGCCGGCCGCATCGCGCGCCTTGGCGAACGCACGCGACAGCTGTTCGGGCAGCACCTGCGTGTGGTGCGCTCGGTCCTTCGCGCGCATGTCGCTGGGCCTGGCCTTCTCCGGTAGCCGGTGGATCACGAACGGCGAAACCACGTCATCACGGCACCGGGCCAGCAGGTCGAGCAGCGGCCCGGCCACAGCGATCTGTAGTCGAACGTTCGTCGAGCCCTCGGTTTTCGATGGCACCACCCACAGGTGGCCGTAGCGCACGTCGGCGAACTTCACCGTAACCACGTCCTCGCGCCGCAGCAGCGTCACCAGCGACAGGTCCATGGCGTTGCGCAGCCAGGGCGCTGCCTGGTCCCATATTGCCCGGTACACGTCGAGGGTCAGGCGCACGCGCTTCCGCTCGTGCTGGAACCGGCGAGTCGCCAGCGCGGGGTTGGTGCCTATCCAGCCTTCCTCCACGGCGCAGGCCAGGATCCAGCCCAGCACAAGCCGGAACTGCTGGCGCGCGCGGTCCGACTCGGTCACCTCGCGGATGAAGTTGGCGCAGACCTTCACCGACACGTCGGCTACCGGCTTCGAACCCAGCCCGGCCTCGATGCGGCGGATCACGCTTTCGTAGACCTCGGCCGTCTTCGGTGCCCACTTCCTGCCGGGCACGTCATCACGGCGGAACACGACAATCGCATCGGCCACCGTCTCGCCGGGCGTGATGACCCGCGCGACCAGGTCGTCGGTCGGGATCAGCAGGGCGTTGAGCCTCTTTGCCGCGGCGAACGCGCGGGCCTGGTCGGTGCCCATCCACGTCTCTTTCTTCGTGACCGGGTGCCGGTACTTGAACCCGTCCCGGTTGGGGTACAGGTTGGCCGGCCATCCCTGGCGGCTCTTGCTTCGTTGCCTCGGTGCCATCGTCAGGCCGCCTCACCCAATACTCGCGCGACAAGATCATCGCCGCCGGCGAGCCATTCGTGTTCATCGATGAACCAGGTGCCGCCGACCTTGCGGCCGGGCAGCTTGCCCTCGCGCAGCAGTCGCTGCAGCACCTGCATCGACGGTCGGCTGCCTTCTTCGAAGTAGCGGGCCAGCCACCGCTCGGGGGTCATCAGTTGCATGCTGGTCTCCTTCAGTTCGTGGCCAGCGCAGCGCGCAGCTGCTCGGTGGCGGTGTTCATGCGATTGCTCCCAGTGGCAGCCCAGGCTGCGCAACACGGATGCGCGCCTCGGCGATCGCGGCGTAGACAGGATCCAGCTCGATGCCGACGAACTGGAAACCTTCGAGTACTGCGGCCTTGCCGGTGCTGCCGCTGCCCATGAACGGATCCAGCACCAGGCCGCCGGCGGGAGTAACAGGGCGGCACAGGTAGCGCATGAGGTCGGTCGGTTTGACGGTTGGGTGGTGGTTCCCGTTCCGCGCCGGCCAGTCGGCAGTCTCGCGATCGCGCATCGTCGCGCCAGTGGAGACAGCAGGATCCGGGCCAGAATCTAGGCCGTCGTTGCGGTCTTCACGGCTGGCTTTGGCGCAGTAGAAGAACCGCGCCGCACTGCCGGCATCGATGCGGCGAGCACCTGACCGCATCTTGAAACCAACGGCTCCTTCATTCGCGCTGTTCCGGCTGGCTTCGCCATTTCGGGGCAACGGGCCGCCCTCATAGACGGTCGAGAATCTGGCACTCCCCTCGTCGTTGCTGAGGTTGGCCTTCTGCCCAGGAGCTGCAGGAAAGGCGGCTAGAACCTCCGCGCTGCCGTCATGGACCAGATTGGCAGGCCAGCGGCCAAGCTCTTCAGCCTTGGCAACGCTTCGCTCTCCACGAGCATGGGCAGCCGAGAGTGCATCCGGATCATGCTTCCAAGGCCGGTCCCATCCATCAGCTGTTGAGCTTATGCGACCGCCGCCAAGGGCGTCGCCGCCAGCATCTATCCGGCATTGATCCACGTGCAGGCCGCCCGTGCCGTGCTGCTGCCAGGTAGCGGCAACCGTGCCGACCAGGGGCTTGCGGGCGACCGTGATCGGCTCGAGCGCGGGCTTCAGTGCAGTACCGCCCCAAGGACCGTTGTGCGACTTCGGGAAGCCGCTGCCATACACCCACGCGATCATGTCGCGGATCTCGAAGCCGGCATCCTCGATGCGCACCGCCATGCGGTGCTGCGTACGAGTGCCGGCGAAGGCCAGCAGGTGGCCTCCAGGCTTCAACACGCGCAGGCACTCGGCCCATATCTCGGTGCTGGGCACGTCGTAATCCCGGCGCTTGTCCATGAACGACAGGCCGTAGGGTGGATCGGTCACGATGGCGTCGACCGAGTTGTCGGCCATCCCGCGCATCACTTCGAGGCAGTCTCCGACGTGGATCATGCGGCGACCCTCCGCCAGCACCAGCGCAGCCCGGCGCGGCATGCGCGGCTGATCGCCCACAGGGTGGTGATGCCGGCCAGGAACCCGGCCAGGGCGAACACGTGGACCATTGCAGCGGTGAGCAGCTGGTCAGCCATGGGCGAGCTCCTTGTGCTCGAGCCACGTGGCAGAATGCCCACCGATCTTTAGGCGCGGTGCGATATGAGCTTGATTGTTTTCTATCTTATCGATTGGGGTTTTTTGACGACGCTCTGGACCGGAGTGAGCCCTTGCATGACGCCCGGTCAAGGCGACTGCGTGGTTTGGTGGGATGCCTGGGCTGTAGTAGTTGGAGGCAGTGCGGTCGCGATAGCCGTGGCGGCCCTGATCGTGGCGTGGGTGGGTATAGGTGTAACCACCGCATCCGCGTTCGCTGTCTGGAAGCTTGGGGTTACTGCGAACTATGCGAGTGCCGAGGCCACGCGCATCGCAAAGCAGCAGCACGACGCTGAGATGAAACTGCGGGAGGAGAACGCGCGCATTATTGGGCGTCTTCTTCTTAACGAGGTTTCGCAGGTTCCGATTCGTGTTGCCGCTATTTACCGCGCATGCGTTGCGGCCATCGCCTGGGATGGGCACGCGAAAATAGTGAAAGAGAATGCACTTCGGTTCATGTTGCAGGAAACGGCCGACACTTTGTTCCCTGGCGCTGAAGCAGTGGAAGCGCGAATACACGTACTACCAGACGGATTGGGGGCGGACTTGGCGACTTTGATTGGTGCGGGCAGGACCTTGAACGATATTTCTCGCAGGATGAAAGGCCGCACAACTTTCAGTGTGCAAAACGGGAAAGGTAAAGCCTCTCCCGCTCGCTATTCCGGCATGGAGGATGATTTCGCCTTCATTCGAGATCAGCTGGCTTTCATTCACGAGTCGAGTGTTGATTTCTCTGGTGATTTTCGGAAGTTCGTTGGAGTTCCCCCTGAGAAGTATCTCCCCATCAGTGTTCCGCCCACTGGACCTGCCTAGTGAAGCGTGTGCGCCTGGCTCCTCTTCGCAACCCGGCTTATGGCCTCCGCTCTGTCGCGCAGTAACCAGCGCGTACGTGGCGGTGGCCTTTCCGTTGATCAGGAGGAAGAACCGCATCGGCAACCAGGCCGCGTACTTCGTGCAGGTCTTCATGGCTGCTCCAGGCGCGACTTGCTGAGGTTCTCCCAGGTGAGCGGGTAGGGGCCGCGCTTCACCCGCTTGTCAGCGGTGGTCATTGAGACGCCCAGCGCCTGCTGCGCGATCGCAAGTTTCGCGCGGGACGAGAGATCCGCGGCGAGCTGAAGCAGCCTCGCGAGGAATGGCAGCACCGGCTGATCCACAAGATCGGGCACCTGATGGTCGACAACGTCGAAGGCTGGGAGCAGCTGGACGCGCACGACGCGGTGAAGCGCCTGCAGCTGGACGCTGACGTGTGCTGCGAGACGGTGGAAATGGACGCCACGCCGGTCATTGCCGCGGTGCTGGACGCCTGCGAATCGCTGCTGGGTGCTGGCGCCCGCAAGGTGCTGTCCGGCGTGCTGCCGGAGATCCGCTCGATTCCGGTCAAGCGTGCCGAGAGCCTGTCATTCGACGAGATGGAACAGGCCCGGTTCCAGGAGCTGTTCGACGGCCTGACCGAGTACATCGGAAACCACTACACCCACGTGATGCTCGACGACGTCCGCGCCGAGTTCTGGAACATGGCCGGGCAGAACAGGAGGGTGGCGTGAGGTTTTCACTCCTTCAGAGTTATGAGGAACGCGAAGAGCACGCCAATGGCTTTCGCGCAGTTTGTTCTCGCCAAGCGCATTTCGCGGATGTACTCGTGATAGTTGTCGGAAGTCACGTGCTTGTTGATCAGCAGCTTGCGAGCGCGCCTGAAGGCGTCCATCGCGGTCATCGCCGGCCCGCCAGCTCCAGGGATGAGGTGCAGTTCCCCTTCGAATTCTCGAAGCTCTTTGGGTACAAGTCGCTTCTTGATGCGAACAGCAAAACCTGTGTCCTCTACTCGTTCCGATTGCTTGATTCCCTGGTCAATCCTCTCAAGGAATCTACCGAGGACCCGGTTGGCGCGCACATATCTGGCAATCTTCTCCCGTTGCTCCGCCGCCTCTTGGTCACGCTGGGAGAACTTCTGCTGCCAGCGAGCGACAAGGGCAGCCGCAAATATACCGGCGACGCTGCCTACCGCCTGAACCCAAGCGGGCCAGTCCACAACGCTTGGAGGCCTCGGTTGGGGCGGATGCTTGCTCAGTGCTGCCCACACGATGACTGCGCCTGCGATAAAGGCCATGACGGCCACTACCGCCCAATCTCTATCGGTCCTTCCTTGCTTCATGGATTCCCCCTTTTGTTGGCACGGATTCTACCGTCCGGGGTGGCTGCGTGAGGACCAAGAACGCCAAGGCATTTACCCGTGCCGAGAAGCGCCATGTGGACGCAGTGAAGCTCTTGCCCTGCAGCGTTTGTAGCCGACCAGGACCGAGCGACGACGCCCACCACATCAACCAAGGCCAGCACTTCACGACCCTGGCCCTGTGCAAGGACTGCCACCAAGGCAGCAAGAACGGCTGGCATGGCGAAAAGATCATGTGGCGCATCCACAAGATGGACGAGCTGGCCGCCCTCAACGTCACCCTTTCCCGGCTGCAGCTGCAGGAGGCCGCACGATGATCCACCTCACCCTCCCGTATCAGATCAGTGCGAACCGCTACTGGGCCGTGCGCGTGATCCCGAAGAAGCCGAAGCCGCTGGCGATCACCTACGTCACCGAGGAGGCCAAGGCCTACAAGGCGGCGGTCGGCAACCTGGCCAGGGCGTCTGGCATCCGCGTGCCGGCGACCGGCCGCGTGGTGCTGCACATCAAGTTGTTCCCGCATCGGCCGCAGGACTGGGCGAAGCGCGCGCGGAAGGATCCACACACCTGGGACGACACAGTGCAGTGCATCGACCTCGGCAACTGCGAAAAGGTGCTGTCCGATGCCTTGAACGGCATCGCCTGGGTGGACGACAAGCAGATCCGACGGACGCTGCTCGAACGCATGGAGCCGGACGAGAAGGGAGCGCGGCTGGAGGTGGCCATCGAGTACTTGGCCGCTGCGCCGTCCCTGTTCGGGGAGACCGCAGCGTGACCACACCAGAGGCCCGCACGCGGAAGCGATACAACGCCTACCTGCGCCGGCATGGCGTGTGCGCCGTCTGCACCATGCGCGAGCGCGGCAGCAGCCCGGCGCACTGCCAGCGTCGGCCGGACCGGCAGGGGAACTGCGATACCGACGGCCTGCTGCCGGTGTTCCGATTCGACGAGAACGTGCTTAAGGGGATGCGCGATGCAGACTGACTACTTCGGCGCCTACGTGCGCAGTGAGCTGGAGCATTGGGGGCGCGAGTTCGCTGTGCACCGGGACTGCGAATACCTCGGGCACCAGTCCAAGAACCTGCTGGCGGTGCTGATGGAGCACCACGAAATGCCTGGGCGCGCGCAGGGCTATAAGCCCATGGAAACCGACCCGCGCGCCCAGGCCATCGAGGACATTGTCACCGACATCGCTCGCACCGACATCAATCTTGCTTGCGTGCTTCGGGGCTACTACTGCGGTTCGGGGCGGCGGAAGGAGGAGCGCTGGGAGCAGGCGCGGCAGTTGCTGCAGCTGATGGGCCAACGGCCGGTTTCGGTGCGGCAGTACCTGGTGATGGTTGAGCTCGGGTTTCAGCGGGTGAGGGGCCGGCTGGAGGGGGCTGCACTGGTGGCGTAGAGGCCTCTCGCTGCGGGTTCTTCACAGTTTTTCGGGGCAAAAGAAGTGGGTGTTCTTGCGCAAACTTAGCCGCATCTTCAGGGGTTCCCGGAATACCTGACGCTTTAGAGAAGATCTTCATGCCTTCGGAGAAGTTCCTCTCAAGATCGTCGACCATCCCGTTAAACGAACTGGTTAACGTTGCTCGCTCTTCGTCATCTTCCAATTTCTCTCTGGGATTGCCTTTGATGTAATTGTGGCATTTCGAAATGGTGAGAGAGCATCTGGTGAGCTGGGTTGCTTCATCCTTCTTGAATGCCTCAATGACCAAAACGCATCTCTCGATGCAAGGGGCCTCCATCAGAGAAAATGTGGTCAGGATTTGATCATAGGCGTCCTTCGAATGATTGTTTTGTAGGAGCAGCTTGATCTGAAATGTGCGCACAAGAACTGCGTAGCACTCGTTCAACAGTGGTGCTAGAACTGCTGATCTCTTTGCATCGAGAATTCTCTGGTCACGTTCGAGTACGGATCGACTTGTCTTATTTGTTGCCTGGATCGCGCGGATCGCGAAAATGACAGCGACGGCGGCGATTACCACCTGCCACCAGGTTGCAATTTCAGTCGTCGGAATGCACCAGATGTTCGTGCTGTAGATGCAGTAATTTGTTGCTGGCATTGAAGAGTCCTTTCCGCTGATGAGGCCATTGTCGGCCGGTTGTCGTCTGCTTGACAGGTGTGCACCTCAAGCGTACCGTTTCGGGCACGATCAGATAAGAGCCTCCGGCAAACCCGGGGGCTCTTTCTTTTCCACCCATTCCAGCGGCTCGCCCTCACCGGCGGGCCGTTTTTCGTTTCTGCGGGCGTAGGCCAGAGGTCCAGGCTGCCGGGCTCATAACCCGGAGATTCGCCGGTTCGAATCCGGCCCCCGCAACCATCACGCCCGTCCACCCTCACCGGACCAATTCGCCGAGCCTGCCGGGCTGCGGTGACGGGCACCTATCGACCAATCGGGGAGGGCGCCATGCCGAACCGGATCAACCATGGAACCGACATGCGGGGAGAAATCATTGACGCGGTGGGGACCGCAGCCCTGAAGGTCACGCCGCCGGTAACGGTGGCCACGGCCGTCGCATCGGGGTTCACCCTGGACAAGGCGGTGCTGGTGCTGGCGGCCATCTACCTGGTGGGCCAGATCGGCTACCTGGTGTGGAAGTGGATTCGTGAATGGCGCCAGGCGCGCCGCGGCGGGGTGATCGGATGAAGGTCAAGGTGATCGGCGGCAGTGTCGCGGGCGTCGTGCTGCTCGCTGCCGGCGCGCTGGTGAAGCCGTGGGAGGGCTACTCTCCCACGCCGTACATCGACATGGTGGGCGTCGCCACCCACTGCTACGGCGACACCAGCCGCCCGGACAAGGCGGTCTACACCGAGCAGGAGTGCGCCGAGAAGCTCAACAGCCGACTGGGCAGCTACCTGACCGGCATCAGCCAGTGCATCAAGGTGCCGCTGCGCGAGCGCGAGTGGGCCGCGGTGCTGAGCTGGACCTACAACGTGGGCGTGGGTGCTGCCTGCCGCTCGACCCTGGTGGGCCGCATCAACGCCGGCCAGCCCGCCGCGAGCTGGTGCCCGGAGCTGGACCGCTGGGTCTACGCCGGTGGGAAGCGCGTGCAGGGCCTGGTGAACCGTCGGGCCGCTGAGCGCCGGATGTGCGAGGGCCGGTCGTGAACCGCATCGCCGTCGCAGTCGCCGCCTTCGCCCTGTGGTCCGCAGCCATGTTCGGTGCCGGCTGGGCTTGGCGCGGCGACCGGGCAGAGGGCAGGGAAGCCGATCAGCGCGCCGCCGGCGCCGAGGCAGTCGCCGCCCAGGTGAACCAGACCCGTGCCACCGAGCACGCCCAGGCCGAGGCACTGGCCACCATCGGAGCGAAGCATGAAGAAGACCGCACTGCGGCCGCGACCGTCCCTGCTGCTGTTGTGGCTGACCTGCGCGCTGGGCGTCTCCAGCTGCGCGACGACCTCGCCACCTGCAGCACCAGCCTCCTGTCCCAAGCCGTCGCCGGCGCCGTCGAACGTGATGCGCACGCCGAACTACGAGCAGAGGTTGCGGGGGCTGCTGTTCAAATCGGCCGCGACGCCGACGACCACGTCCGCGCCAGCCAAGCCGTGATCCGGGCGGACAGGGAGCAGTAATGGCGCGGCCCAGCAAGTACAGCCAGCAGCTGTGGGAAGTGGCCGAGGGCGCGCTGACCGACCGGGGCACCGAGATCATCTGGGCCGCGTTCGGCAACACCACCCGCAACACCGGCCGGTTCCGCGAGTGCTTCCGCCGGTTCACGGCCAGCTGGGACACCGAGCAGATCGACAGCCGCACCGTTGAGGGTGTGAACCTGGTCGAGGCCGAGCGCATGGTGCGCGACTACGGCGAGGACAGCGACGTGGTGAAGGTCCGTATCCGCGGCCTGTTCCCGTCGATGTCGGCCCGCCAGTTCATCGCGGAGGCGGACGTGGCTGCCGCCTATGGGCGACACCTGCGGCCGGAGCAGTACAGCTGGGCGCCGAAGATCCTCACGCTGGACCCGGCTTGGGAAGGCGACGACGAGCTGGTGATCGGCCTGCGGCAGGGCCTGACCGTAATCGCCTGCCACGGGGTGTGGGTGGTGGCCATGGCCGAACGTGTGGGCGACGGGATCTGGATTGCCGCGCTGGACCGGCACCGGCATGGCCCCGGCGGGCCGTTCCGCTGGTGCAGCAGCTACGAGCAGGGCCGGGCGGGCGCCGAGCTGTGGGTGGCCCGGCATGAGACGAGGCTGCGGGAGGATGTGGCCAAGATCCTGGCCTGGCAGGAGAAGGTCCGGGGGAACCGACTGGCCAAGGCCGACCAGGATCCGCCATTCGGGTGGATGGGGTAGGGCCGGGCTGCACCCTATCCGCGCGTAAGTGATTGATCGGATTGGGGCGTAATCTGCATTTTTGGGAGGGCCCCAATGCGCCTGAATCCCTTGCAGATCAAAAGGATGGGGCTATCTATAACGATGCCTGGGGGGCAGAGGGTCGTCGGTTCGAATCCGGCCGTCCCGACCACTGTGATGAATCAAGAAGCCTGCGCAGCGATGCGTGGGCTTTTTTGTGCGTGCGGTGTATGCTGCGCGCCACTCGTACTACCGCGGCTGCTGAACCCGGTACTCACGAGAACACATCATGGAATCTGCAAGAAACCGTGCCTGGCGTCGCAGCCAGGCCCGCAACCGCGGTGGCGACCGCGCCACGACCGCCTACAGCTACAAGCCCGAAAAGAACTGGAAGCTGCTGTATACGCGCGATGCCAAGCTCGCGCGTGCACGCCAGCTGGGCTTCACCTATCCGGTCCTCAGCGCCCGCCAACTGCAGGAACAGGAATGA